GTTTTGTAGTTATGCCACACAAAATATTGCATACTATTATACTGTTTATTTAATAGAAGCATTTGTACGCCTTTTCCCCATGTCCTCTGACTAGCATCATTGGGTAATATCGGTTCCGGCACATCAGAAATACATAGCCAAATTTCAGCAATATTACTAGAAGTGTTTGTACTATCCCAACTTGCCCACAAATAATATATTTTCTGACTTGTAGCAAAAACTTGAAATTGTGGAGCATCAGGAAGAAAACCTTTGTCTAGCATAGTATAGTGTGTGAAATTACTTCCATCAAGATTTGAATAAGCATTAATAGGGTTATGTCCATAATATTCATGCCAGAAATAATAAATTTTGCTACTAACAATTTGAAATGACAGATTTCTTTCATCGTCATAACTTGAATATAAATTAGCATAATGAAAGTCTGTTCCGTCTAAATTAGTTGTTGCAAGATATAATTCGTTACCGCTTAAAAAAGCATAATAAATCTTATTGCCAGAAATATCAATTTGAGGACTTCCCTCATAAAAATCATGTGAAATGCCTGTAAATCCCGTACCATCTAAATTACTATTTCCAGTACATAAAATTCCACTAATTCCTGACCAAGCATAGTATATTTTATTGCTATAAATTTTAAATCTAGGATCACTATTGTTTTCTTCGTTATTTGTTAGTTGTGTGACTGAAAGACTAGATAAACTTAAATCTCCTACTCCTAAATAAATTTGATAAACCCTTGACCATGTGAAATAAATTTTATTATTGTATACTGAACTTTTTATGAAAAATGAAGATAAAGAAATAGGATAACTACTAGTAAATATGTTTTGGTAATTAGCAGTAAATCCAGAACCATCTAAATTACTAACTGCTAAGTAAATAGTAATCCCATGAGAAACAAATACATCTCCACCGGAAGTAAAATCAACCCAAGAGTAATATACCTTATTATTATAGACATATATTTCAAGGTAGTATGTTGACGTTCTTATGTAATCCGTTCTTTGAGTAGATACAAAATTACTTCCGTCTAAATTTGAAATTGCTGTCCATACTTTGTAACCTTCCAGCCAAATATAGTAAATTTTATCTCCACAAACAACTAATTGAGGGTATTTTTTAGTATAATTTCCAGGAGTATTTTTAGTTTGCTGAATATATGTATAACTCATTGCGCCACCACCGCCCCTCGACATTCAGCATGAACATGGTAATAAGCGGTTGCCACCGCAGGTAAATTATCGCTATGAGGTGTCACAATAACCCCCGTATATACGCCCCCAGTCTGCACTAACTGAAAAGCAGGTACTAATGGACTCGGAAAGTCTGCTAGACTGTATTCTGCTGATACTGTCACTACAGGTTTGACGGTATAATTTTTGACAAAGGTAAGTGTAACCGCAGCGGTGTAGTTATAAGTACCAGTGCCGCTTTCATGGTAAACCCTTTCATTTGTAGGCGTACCTATACCTGCCGCAACAGCAACCGTAGTCATGAAAACTTTCATTTTCTCCATATTGGTATCGTGAGTATCGACGATCTTCTTCGGATTTTTGATGTTAGACTGACCTATCTTGATTAGGTTAGGTGTTACATTCGCCATCTATTTCACCTTTCCGGGTATCATTACTAGAGATGCAGATTTAAGTCCCTGTATTCTGTCGCTAGAATTCACCCTAAACTGTACGTTCTGCCCTTTAACGCCACCTAACGATACATAAAAACTCTGCTGTGCGCCCCCTAAAACAGACACTATTTTTACTTCTTCCTCGTTTTTACCGTCACTTTTGACATACACCTCTAAGTTATAACCAAAAGGTGTTTCCGCTACAAAATATATCCTCTTGAACTTATTTTTTCGGTTACTAGAGTTCACCGGACCTATGATGAACTCAGTCTCGATAGAGGTATCATAATCAAACTCGTAACCGTCAAGGTCTAATATTACCCCGTTATGTGTACCGAAATGTAGCGTCTGCTCGCCCATCGGTTCACCAAAAACGGTTGCACAGGTAAACGCTAAGGCATACTCAAACTTAAACCATGCCTTTTCCTGAGTGTCGAAAATAAAGCAAGTCGTCGTTCCTGCCGTACTATCCGGTATTACCAACCAAAACTGATTACCAAAACCAACCGTGAATACATCAGAGAAGTCCATGTCGGTAAGCAATTCGTCAATATTATCGGAGATAACTTCGGCAGTATTTCCTTCATATGCGACAACCTGTTTTTCATCGGTCAGCCAAAAAGCATAGTTGCCGAGTTTAACGGAACACTTAACGCCGTATACGCCGATATCACCAGTCCTATATATCTGGTCGAAGTCCGGGTGTATCTGACCTAGATTTCTGTGATAACTTTTTGTAGTTAAAACGAGCAAGTGATCTGAAAATGGTATGCAGTTTATTACAGGTTCGCTTGCATCCACAGGAACATCGAAGGCATGATCTTCTGGCCAATAATCCTTGCTAATATGACCTGTCTGTTCAACGCCACCGCAGTAATTAACCCTATTTGGATATGCACTGTTGGGTCCCCAAACAAAAATATGATCTCGATACACACAACAAAACTCCATGAACGGCACGTCGCCAATGTCAAGGTTAATCAACTCCGACACGCCTGTACCCACGTCAATGTTATATGCCTGACTTGTCGAACCGCCTGCTAGTATCAAGTGACTTGTTCCATCGTTAGGATCAGTCCATGTACATGAACCATAACCGTAGTTAGCGGAAGGGACCCCCGTTATTTCTACCCAGGGATCAGTAAGCGAATGTCTATACCATAAACTCGTCCCAACCTCAGCAAGTAAGCGAGACTCTAAGCTTACCTTCGCCCCCATATGTAAACTTAAAATAGGCGTAGAAAACGGCGCATCAACCAAGGAATAACCGCCCCTTGTACTGATAACGCCGTTATTGACGACAAAGTTTTTGCCATCGGATAACTCATTAATTTTCCTTGTGTGCTGTGCGTTAATGCCACGAAAACCGTTTATATCAAGTGACTGCTTGTTTGTTGCTCCGGTACGTTTAGGAATAACAGGAGGCATTACCACACCGCCTTTATCTGAAATGAATCATTGCTATCAAGTTCATTCTCATCGATAAGGTTCTTAATGGAATTATAGTACTCCTGCAACCATCTTGAAGCGTCGGCATCGTCCGGATCCTCTGCGCTGCGATAACGAGAAGCAATATATTTGGCTATTGCATACTCACAAGCATCAATTAGCGGTACATTGTCGGTTATGCTTGCAACCGTCGGACGTGCAATATAGGACATGGCGTATATGTCGGCATCATAGAAGGATATTTTGCGGTTACGAATGGTGAAATTGGTGTATTTAATGCCCGTCGTATCCTCTATAGGTACGCTCTCGCCGTCGCCTGCGAGTCCTGTATCACTAAAGGTAGTTGTAGTTGCTGTACCGATTAACCCTTGCGTAGTGCCTCCCGTAGTGCGATATACGGTATAGGAGGATGCACCTGTTACCGCTGTCCATGATAGGGCGTTGTAGTTTGTTTCTGACAAGGTAGCGTTTCCAGTAGTTGCCCTAACCTCAGTACAGGCAATTGTTTCGTTATCCGATGATACTGCGGTTACTCGGTATCCGTAGGTTGTTGTCCCTGCTGTACCTGTTGGGGTTACGGTAAGTCCGGTTGGATAACCTATGCTCACAAATAGACCAACTAGACTCACGAAGTCGCTCGGTAAACTGTAGAATTTTTTGGCCGATGCTATGAATAGTTTTGTGTTCTCTAACCATAGTCTCGACGGGATATTATCTTGTAAGCACTCCTTGCCCCATAGGAGAAGATCGGCATTGCTCACCGCCTCTTGCGTCCATGAATCAACGAGTGCCTTGCAGTTTGTTAGGGTGAATGTCATAAAACCACCTACTTTATGTAAAATGGGAGGCGGTTAGACCTCCCTGATTCAAACTCTCGCACCTTCGTTAGTTCGCTACTCCACCACCAACATTCCAATCCTCCGGCAATTCATCCAAAATTCTAACACTTCCATCCTCAATAAACTCTTTCATAAAATCACTCAAAACCAATTTATCTGCCTCACTCCATCCATGTATACAACAACACCTACCATCATTCCCATACGCATATTGCACAACATTTTCCATAGTATCAGAATCCTGCCATACAATAACATTTCCGATGCCTTCAGGAAGGATAGGTGATGCCTCAATTTCTTTTAACAACATATCCGCAATTTCTTTAGATTGAAATATGATAACCATTTATGGTAAAATCACCCCCAATCTTGCACATTCTTGTCTGAATACATAATAATTCTGTGCGATTTCTGCATCAGTTAATGCACGATTATAAATTAATACATTACAAATATTACCGTTAAAATAATAAAGACTACTATTAACAGGTTTGCCAATTATGAAATTATTAGATGAACTCTCAACAATTTCTTCTATTGTTACTTCAGAAGTTTGTTTATTTCCATTTATAAACAAACTTAATACATTTGACATTCTTCTCCCAGCAATAATATACCAATTATTTAAAATATAGTTGCTGTTAGATGATACAAATTTTCCAGCACTTGCACCACGAATAAGTACGTTAAATTTATTCGCATTTTGATATATACCCCAACCGTTTAATGCAAAGGTATTTTTACCTATCAACGATTCAAGATTTGTTGTTGTGGGTTTGCAAATTACAAGCAAAGTAAAATCATTGTTTACTATATTAAGTGCTGTATTACTGCCCACATTAACATAATCATCCCCACCAAAACTCAATCCAGTTCCGTCATACGTCGGGTCATTCACATCAACAGCACTCGTACTACCCAACATTCCATTATATCTATTTAAATTCATTCTAATACTACCATCAAACCAACTAAACATTTCATCACATTGTTGTGTTGTTTGTGGTTCATTTCCTGCACCGAAGAGGGAGGTTAGGTCTACAGAGAATACTTCTTGGACATAAAAAGTATCCCATCCGCTACTACGAGTATCAATTATATTCGCACTATGATTCGTATTAATTGCAGTAAAAATTACAGATAAAATTTCGTATTGATTGTTGCCAGAATGATAATCAGGTGTACTAGTACCAACCCTAAACCCAATCAAACTGCTTGTTGCTTTTACTTTTGCTCGTCCATAATATTTGCGACCAATAACCGTACCACCTTGAAGTGGATTATTAACATTGCCGTTTTGTGACAATGCAAGCACGGTTAAAATGTTATTATTTGCTGATATTGTAACACCACTAGCATTCCACCCACTAGTCCCACTAGCAAAATTACCATTTGTCACAATATTCGTTACACTCATATTTTCTTGCTTCTGATTCCATACTGTCTGCAAATCAGTTGTGCGTTGATATGTTGTTGCGGATGGGGAGAGTTCTACTTGAGCACCCCATACATAAATATCGAATGGGTTATTATCACCAACCACAGAAAGTATATTAGGTATTAAATACGCTACATTATTACCTGTTCCAATAGCTGAAAATCTTTTCCATTCCGTAGTTATATTTATGGTTACTGTCCCTGGAATATTTGGATGTAAACGCATTGTCAAGGGAATATCAGAACGTATCCAAATTGAAACAGCATATTTTATCCCACTCGGTATAGCAGTAGGTATGACGGCGTTATAGATTTTTGTACCGTCCATAACACCACTACCATTGTATGAAACTTTATCCGCAGTTAAAGTGCCATTTGGTGCTATTCCGACATTAGACTCAACAGTTACACCAGTACCTTTCGTCCAAACCGAATTACTAAAATCCTCACTCCACTTAATTAAATTCCTATTCTTAATTGGAGCATAATGAGCAATTGCACCTGGTACCAACCTTTTAGGTTTTAAAGGAAGTGACATGTTAACACCTCCTAAACCTTCAAGATTAACGTCAATGTTCTATTTGCGGTTTGATTCACAGCACTACCAGAAGTTCCAGAACGAATTTTAAGATAGCGAATAGGTGCTAATGCCATTGCGTTAACATCAATAGAATTTATTACTCCTGCCGTTGCGGTTAAATTACTTCCAGGTTCGACTACTTCTAAACCATTGGCTTTAATGTCTTTATATGTGCCTCCAGATGTACTAGAACCCTGAAAGGTTAATGCTGCTGCGTCCCATGCGGAAGGCATTTCTATAGCACATAGTTGATAGCCTTCTAAATCAACTTCTGTGGAGAGGGATTGACCTGAAGATATAGTTACTGTTTTTGTAGTTGTTCTACCAGTTAGTTGCACACTCGCCGGATTAGCAGCAGTAAACTTCTCGTCACCGTCTGCATCTACGGGAATAAACTTACCTGCTATTTCTGTACCTGCACCCATTTTTGCGGTTATCGAACCGTCGGCATTTAGGACTAGACCGACTATTTTATTGTCACTGTCAACACCGCCTATGGTGATGGGGTTAGTATTCGCCGCAGTTGTGCCGACAGGATTTTTACCTTCTGCGATAGAAATTTCAAGCACCTCCTATGTAAAATAGGCAGAGCGATTAAACCCTGCCTATCTCAATATTTACTTACGCAGGTTTGCAACCATAAATGAAGCTGAAATCGTCCCAACCATAGGAGAAACGGGCAATAGTGGCATACTTAGCGATCTCAGTATCGAAGTCCTCAGTTGCCTTGAAGCCAGGTTTCCTTCTCCAAAACCAATTTAAGAACATCTTTGCTCTTTCTGAGTCCATCATGAACCAAGCGTCAGGGTCGGTCAGCCAGGGCCATTCAATAACGTTGAACTTGCCTTTCCACACGTTAATGCCATGGTCGGTTGTCCCCGGTTTTTCGTCAGTACCGGCAATGACTAAAGCAGGTTCAAGTCCCTCGGTCGGAACTACAATGGTGTCAGGCATAACCAAGAATTGATTTGCCTTATCATCCTCCCACCGGCGCATATTGTTTCTTACAGTAGTTACGTTTTCCTGAGTCAGCGCATATGCACCAAAGTTAGAAGTTACAGAAGAACTGTTTGGTGCTTTCGGGTGTGATGCAGAACAAAGTGCAACATTATCAGGTCCCTTATAGGAAGCATTGAACGCATTGTTAAATACCGATGCAGCATGGTACTGAATGGTTCTGTACTCAACCATACGGAGATTCTTGACACGCTTCTTAATCTCGCCGTATTGTTCATCGTCCACAAGTTCACGCTCGATCTGAGTACCTTTGGAGTATTTGCGGTGAATATAGTTAGAGGTATAACCCTTCTTGATGTCCTCGTAAGCAACCTTATTCCCGGTTGCGCTCCATTCTTCCATCAGTCCTAAGTCACCGATACCCTGATTAGTTTCCTGTGCCTTAGTGGAATTCTCCACGTTATACATCAGACCAAGGTAATCCTTTTCCTTCTTACCGGCAAGGTCAAATATCTTTCTCAAACCCGGTTCAAGTTGCTCCGCCCAATTTTCAGAAATCATTGGCATGTGTTTTCCTCCTTAAAATAAAAAGACTCAGGCAAACCGCCCAAGTCTTTTGTTTAATTTTTAATTTAATTGGTTAATGCTTACTTATAGAGGTGCTTGCGAATCATAACGTCCATAGTTAACTTAGCAGGATCAACGGCCAAAACAACCAACGGACCTGCTTCACTAGCAATAGTAGCGTTGGCATCAATGGTGTTTTCGTCTTTCAAGTCAACGCCAATACTGCCCTTGTTAATCACATCGCCGGAACCGCCTGCACCAAGCAGAATATACTTACTTGCAGTAGTCGGGGCGGTCGGGAACGGTTCTTCGACAGTCAGAGTATCGCTTGAACCTGTGTAGTCCTTAACTGTGCGGATACTACCTGCCGCCGGACCTTCGTAAATATAGAGCAGCGCACCATTCCAGTAATCATCAGTGGAGGTGCTAAGTGCAGTATCTACTAGAGTAGTAGTTGTACCACCGGTTGCAGTGCTGTCAACATGGTCAGCGAAAGAGCAACGAAATACAGTATATGGGTTGTCATACACCCGACCATAAGTAGTTGCACCTGCCGGATTGTCAGCAGCGGCAATAGTCTCTGCCATAACGCCAAGTACATTAGTAGCGTTTGCTACCGCTTTAGCAACCTTCCCTGTGGTCAATACCACCATGTCGCCCTCGGAAAAGGCAACCCCAGGAGTTAATTCGTATTTAACGGCGTTATCGACAATGCCGTTAAGTTTATTGTTCACATACTCGAAACCATTTGTGGTTCTTGCAGTTAATGCCATCGTTACCTACCTCTTTTCTTTGATTTTTGTACTACACCGGAGGCATAATCCTTCTCAGACAAACCAAGACCGGCGGCAAGTTTCTTTTGAAACGGAGTCAAAACAACCTGCTCGGTTTTACTGCCCGGCAGGTTAGCACCTTCAACATTTAGTTTTTTGCGACCATTGACGTTAGCAAGAGTCTTTTGCTCGGCAGTAGTCTTGACCTTTTTAAGCAGTTCGCCGGATACGAATTTATCGCCAATTATTTGTTTCATGGCAGTTTCATAGTCTAAGGCAGCACCGTTTTGACTAAAAGCATCAATCTCGGCGGCATACATATTTGCATAAGGTACAAGTTGAGGATTACCGCTTAATACTGCCTGCTTCTGCCTGTCGTAACCAGTTGACTTGCCTGTGACTTCAACCTGCTGCGCTAATTGTGCGTTCTGCTGTTCAAGTCTAGCAATTCGCTGCTCGCGCTTAACTTCTTTAACAGCAAGTTTCTTTGCCTCTGCTTCATCAAAACCAAGATTGACGAAATACTTTTCTTGGTCTGTCTGCATTTCTGACCAATAGGTCTTTGCTTCCGCTTCTGCCTGCGCTTGACGTTTTTCTGCTTGTTTGTCAGCATCAAGTTTCGCTCTCTCGCGGGCAAGTCTGTCTGCTAAAACTCGGTCAATCTCTGCCTGCAATTCTGCTTTGGTATACATTTTCTCAGCAGGTTTTTCGGGTTTAACATCCGGTTCTTTTTTATTGGCATCAGGTTTAACATAGTCGCCTAAAATCTCGTCGTCGGTAACTTCATCATCGACTACATCTGATTCGTCAGTAGATAGCAAGTCAACGAGATTAACGTCGTCCTTGTCTACTACATTAGGATCGTCTGCTTCGGTATCATCGACAAAACCACCGCCACCGCTAACGCCCTCGTCACCAACCAAAAGATTGAATCTGCCTAAAAATTTATCTTCTGCCGCTTTAATTCCCAATAAATCCTTCATAGTCTGCCTCCCGTTTTAAGACCGTCGTCTATAATATCCTTGCACAGTTTATAGTCTTGTGCATGTTATGGACTTTGCCATGCGGTTTTTATAGCGTCTACAGCACGTTTCAGACAGTTTGTTACTGTGGTGCTTGCTGTTCTTCCATCATGCGCATAATCTCTTCTTCCTGCATTTGAGGCGGCAGGTGTGATAAATAGTCCTGCATCTCAGGAGGAAGTGAATTAACAAACTCCATCACCGGATCAACTTCCGACTCTTCCTGCGGTTGATCAGGATTAGCATTGTTTTTATTCTTCATTGCCTCCTGCTCCATTGCCGCTTGTTGTTGCTCTGCTTTCATTTGGTTCATTCTCGCCATTATTTCAGGGATTGGTGGGAATTTACCGTATTCCATGACATAGAAGAAAGTTTCCGGGTCAATGACACTAGCAACCAACAACTCTTTAGCAATTTCCATATGATACATACGGTCACTCGGTATCACCGATGAAACCTTACAGTAGCAGTCGAAGTCAGGGAAATATTCTTCGATGTTATTTTCGATGTATTCCGGCGGCAATGTTCTACCGTCCGGCATTATCATTTCACCTGTACCAAGTTTAGCGACCTGATTTAGCGGAATAGTAGTACCGCTTTCATTGTCATAAACCTTCTTCATATCTCCGGCATCAA